TGGCTTAAGAGAGATCGTTTCGTTTTTGTTGGCTGGTCTGGACTTCTTCTTTTTCCCACAGCTTATCTTGCTCTTGGTGGTTGGCTTACTGGGACAACTTTCGTTACGAGTTGGTACACTCATGGGATTGTATCCTCCTATCTTGAGGGTGCAAACTTTCTTACTGCGGCAGTTAGTACTCCAGCAGATTCTATGGGTCATTCTCTTCTTCTTCTCTGGGGTCCTGAAGCTCAGGGAGATATCGTCCGTTGGTTCCAACTTGGGGGACTCTGGACTTTTGTGGCGCTCCACGGAGCCTTTAGCCTTATAGGTTTTATGTTGCGTCAGTTTGAGATCGCACGTCTCGTTGGTATTCGTCCTTACAATGCTATTGCTTTTTCAGGTCCTATCGCTGTATTTGTTTCTGTTTTTCTTATGTACCCTCTGGGACAGTCGTCGTGGTTCTTCGCGCCGTCGTTCGGGGTCGCAGCAATCTTCAGGTTCCTCCTCTTCCTTCAAGGGTTCCACAACTGGACGTTAAACCCCTTCCATATGATGGGAGTTGCTGGTATACTTGGTGGTGCTCTTCTATGTGCTATTCACGGTGCAACTGTTGAAAATACTCTCTTCGAAGATGGTGATCAAGCAAATACGTTCAAAGCTTTTGAACCCACTCAGGAGGAAGAAACGTATTCTATGGTCACGGCTAATCGTTTTTGGTCGCAGATATTCGGTATTGCATTTAGCAATAAGAGGTGGTTGCATTTCTTTATGCTTTTTGTTCCTGTTATGGGTCTTTGGACATCCTCTATTGGCATCATTGGTCTTGCTCTTAATCTTCGCGCTTACGATTTCGTGAGTCAGGAGATCAGAGCAGCAGAAGATCCAGAGTTTGAAACTTTCTACACAAAAAATATTCTATTGAATGAAGGTCTTCGTGCTTGGATGGCACCAGTAGACCAACCACACGAGAACTTTGTATTCCCTGAGGAAGTTCTTCCACGAGGTAATGCTCTTTAATGTCTAACAATAGACCGTATGAACCTATGCCTAACTGGGTTACCTGGGCAGGCATAGGTCTTATGATATTCACCGTTATCATCTTTGTTGTATTCACTCTTAGTGTAATGTATTTTGGATGATTAGTTCAGAGACACCTTATAAACTTCGTGATATAATACAGGACACTTGGCCTCAACTTTTTCGATATGAACCACCGCAAAAGAAAACAAGTAGAGAATCAAAAGAAGAAAAGGATGTACACTCCTGATGGATATCTTGGAGATCCGCCCGATTCAGTATGTCCCTACTGCGGCAAAAAACAAAAAGCCTGTTCTTATGTAAATAGTTTGTCCCGTGCTTGGGCTCGGGGTGCTTGTGCCAAAAAATATGAATCAAAGGAGAAACAATGAACTTTACAGTTTATTCAAAAGATGGATGTCCCTACTGCAATAATGTTGTGCAGGTATTAGAACTTGCTGACTTGAAACACACAGTTTATAAACTGGGGGTTGACTTCGAAAAGGAACAGTTCTATAGTGAGTTCGGTAAAGGTTCCACCTTCCCTCAGGTCATCGTTGATGATAAACATCTGGGTGGATGTATGGATACTGTTGCATATCTAAGGGAGAACAATCTAGTCTAATGGAAGATATCAACTCAGTCATTGAACAAGCCATTGATTATGCTTTTGAAAGTCATAAATTTGTTCTCAACTTTTATGACTATCTGAAAGTTGTTGGAGCAACTAGAGATCAAGTGATTGCGTTTATCGACGGCGCAGCAGCTACTAACCTGAACAACATCATTGATGACTTAGACGAGTACTTAGTTGGTGGTCCAGATGATATGCACAAACAACTCCGTGAAGCTTATGGTCACATTCCTAAACCAGAAGCTAGAAAAATAAGGAACTATTTGTATGGTATTCTTGAGGATGCTTCGAGGTATGAAAAAGACAAAAGACGAGGGAGGAAGCGGAAGACTACTCAGGATAAATAAAGGTGTTGAACTGATGTTACAGAATAGGAGGAGAAACCCAGAACAACCCAAAGCATTCAAAGTTTGTTTTGGAAAGATGGTTTCTCTCCTAAAGAGAGAGTTTCACATCTATTTTGAGTTTTCTTTCCACACAAGAAAACAAAATATAACTCTCGGGGGAAAGTAAATGTTAGCACTCACCTTAACTTTAAGCACGTTGATCTCCGTGCTTTTTCTTGCAGTTGGTGGTATAATTGGATGGTTATACAAAGACCATATTCAAAAAACCATTGTTCCCCAATTACATCCAGAAATGTATGATGAACGTGGTAATGTAATCCCTGATGAGATTATTGCTTTCCGCGTTGAAAACTCAGACTTTTTATATGATGAGGAATACGAAGACGAGTAACTATTATGACAATGACTGAAGTACATCCTGAACTTGGTGAAGCCAGGTTGCCAAACAACCCTTTGTTAAGTGAAGTCCTTGATAAGGTTTCGAAACAAAGAACCAAAGCAAAGAAAATTCAAGTCCTGAAAGAGAACGACTCTCTCCATTTGAAAGCCGTTCTCATTTGGAACTTTGACGAAAGTGTTGTTTCTGTTCTTCCAGAAGGAAAGGTTCCTTTTGAAAAGAATGAAGCCCCTGCTGGAACTGAACACACATACTTAGCGCACGAATGGAAAGTCCTTTACAACTTTGTAAAGGGTGGTAATGATTTCTTGCGCCCCGTAAAACGAGAACAACTGTTCCTTCAACTCTTAGAAGGTCTTCATCCAGATGAAGCTGAAATTGTTTGTCTGGTAAAAGATAAGAAACTCTCAACAAAATATAAGGTTACCAAGGAAATGGTTCAACAAGCTTTTCCTGATATTGAGTGGGGTAATAGAGGAGGTTGATATGACAACTACTACCACTTCAACGGAAAAAATGAATGAACCAAACTGGACAACACACGAAAAGAGTTGTCTAAAAAATAAGTACAGCACCGATCTTCTTGTAGAAAATTGTAGTCCTATTCATCTCACGGATAAAACTTTTCCTTCCGATGCTTACGTTGTAACGTTTCGGAATCCCGATGGTGAAATTCAAAAAGACTTAGTTCGTTCTGCAAAGAGAGTAAACATCTTTGATATGTACTATGATAAGTTTGGACAGGGTGCAATGCTCAGTATCGACTTTGGCCCTGGTATAGTCAACCCCAAACTGTGGGGTAACAAACCACAAGAAGAAAAGAAGAAACGCCGATGAGTATTGGTTTTGGTTTTGATGGTAAGGATAAACAAAAGGGTATCCGACTTAACCTAGAAGAGGTTAACAAAGTCACCAAAGAGTATAAGAAACTCAAGAAGTATATGAAAACAAACTTCTATGAGATTCAGACTCTCAGTGGAGACGAAAAAATCATTTCAGAACTTCTGAAGAAATACGGAGAGGAGGATTGACACCTCCTCTTTTTTTGTATAGAATAGTATTTGGAGGAACTTATTATGGACAAAGAAAGACTAAAACTTATAGTTCGCAATCTAGAACTACTGGTTGACAATTTGAAGTCTGAAGTTTATTCGGACGTGAATGCATACAAACCAAACTACGAAGAGATTGCTCCATACATTGGTGACTACGACGAAATTTTTGAGGACGACGATGGCTACTGCGACTGATGTAAAACTGATTAGTATCACCCCTGATGCAGAGAAGACAATGGCGTACATTGCCAGGGTCTCTAACCCCTCTAATCAGGACAATGAGAACTATGCTGGTCTCTTGCGTTATTGCATCAAACACAACCACTGGAGTGTGTTTGAACAGTCTTCTATGTCGTTGGAGATTGAGACCAATCGTGGTATCGCGGCCCAGATTTTGCGTCACCGCTCATTCACATTTCAAGAGTTTTCGCAACGTTATGCCGATGCAAATCTTTTGGATGATACTATTCCAGTCCCAGAACTTCGTCGTCAGGACACTAAGAATCGTCAGAACTCTATTGATGATCTTGACCCTGCGTTTGTCGAACTTTCATACAAACAGATCGACACATACTTTAAACAAGGTATGTCTCTGTACAATCACTTGATTGAGAGTGGTGTTGCGAAAGAGTGTGCACGTTTTGTACTCCCACTTGCGACTCCTACTCGCATCTATATGACTGGTTCCTGCCGCAGTTGGATTCATTACATCAATCTTCGTTCGGCCAATGGAACACAGAAGGAACATATGGACATCGCTTTGCAGTGCAAAGAGATTTTCAAAGAACAGTTCCCGACTGTCGCAGAGGCCCTTGAGTGGGTCTAAATACAACTACACAAGATTTGAAGTATGGCTGTATACCCTGTAATTAATCAAGAGACTGGGGAACAAAAAGAAGTCTCTATGAGTATTCACGAATGGGATGAGTGGAGAAAGGATAATCCAGACTGGATACGAGACTGGTCTGATCCATCCACCGCTCCCAATTGTGCAGAGATTGGAGAGTGGAGAGACAAACTTGTCACCAAAAATCCAGGTTGGCAAGATGTCTTACATAAAGCTTCAAAAGCTCCAGGTTCCCGCGTTACTAAAATTAATCACTAATGGCAAGAAAAGGAAACTCCCCTATCGGTGTTGGTATGACTTCAAAACAAATGAAGAGGAAGAAACCGATCAATACGGATCTTCTGAATAAAATTGAACCGATCACTGACAATCAAAAGATTCTGTTTGACGCATACAAAGAAGGTAAAAATATCTTCGCGTATGGTGCTGCTGGTACTGGTAAAACCTTCGTCGCTCTGTATCTTGCATTGAGAGATGTTCTTGATGAAAGAACTCCCTACGATAAGGTATACATCGTCAGGTCATTGGTATCCACTCGTGAGATTGGCTTCCTTCCAGGAGATCACGAAGACAAGTCATCTCTCTACCAGATTCCTTATAAGAATATGGTAAAATATATGTTTGAGATGGCCACTGATGCAGACTTTGAAATGTTGTATGGTAACCTGAAACAACAGGAAACCATCAAGTTCTGGTCAACATCATTCATTCGTGGTACTAC